CAACTGTTCACAACTTCGCTCACTTAAGTAGGCACACCGTTCACACTTCGTGTTCACTCACTTCTGTATAGAACAACTGTTCACAACTTCGCTCACTTAAGTAGGCACACCGTTCACACTTCGTGTTCGGTTCACTTCTGTACAGAACAACTGTTCACAACTTCGCTCATTAAAGTAGGCACACCGTTCACACCCCGTGTTCACTCACCTCTGTATAGAACTAACATTAAAAAATTTGTACCAGTGTTTACTGGTACAAATTTTAATTTAAACGTATAAGAACTCTGATAAATGTTTTTTAATTATTTCATCTAATTTGTCTGAAAATAATTTAGCCATTGCGTTATAACCTATTGCAGTGTAGTGATAGTTGTTGTATAGGGATGTGAATGGTAGGCTATTAAGTTCATTTATGCAGTCCATATAATAGTAGTTAGAATAATGCTTTTCCATATTTTTGTATACTGCATTTACATTTATAGTAGAAGAGCCAAACCCAACACCTCTGCTAATACCAGTGCTAATTATAAAGCAATTTGGTGATATCTTTTTTAATTCTTCTATTACTCTACTAACGTAGCTATATAAGGTGTTATTAGTAGTACCTATATCACTTTCAGACCCAATAGTTTGGTTAACTTCATTAGCTCCCATACACAAAATATATAAAGGCATTTGACCTATTTTTTTAGCGTATTTTAGACCCCACTCTTCACTTGTTTCATTCAACCATGATAAACAGGTTGCACCACTTTTACCACTCCAATATACATCATTATTGTATTTATTTTTAATAAAACTGCTCCATGATATATCTTTATCTTCCGATACAGCTGTCCCATCTTTAAGTGTATGATATCCAACACTTAAACTGTCACCAACAGTACAAAATTTTCTAAATAAATTAAACCCTTTTGGATAATATGTTTTTTCCTCTTTTGGGTTTGATAGTTCAATCCAATTACCCCAGTTAAAGTTAGGAGCTGAACCAGTATTTGACCTAGTAAATACTCTATTTTCACCGACAAATAATTGATACCCACCCGGCTGATTACTCCTGTCGCTATACTGAAAAGTTGATAAGCACCCAGTTGCTGGGCTAATAGGCGGCAAATTTTTCATTATATCGTCAGTAATTTTATATAGGTAAATTGTTTTATTTAATGGAGCATTGTTTAAGTTATTGAAATAGTCACCAATAGTAGACGGGATAATAATAATATCTGACGCTCTGTATGAGGATTCACTGGAAATTTCAATCCAATTACCCCATGTAAAGTTAGGTGCTGAACCACTATTAATTCGGGTAAATGCTCTATTTCTACTCACAAATAATTGATACCCACCTGGCTGATTACTCCTGTCACTATACTGAAAAGTTGATAAGCAACCACTTGCAGGACTAATAGGTAAATTTTCCATAATGGTATCAGTAATATTAAGTAGGAAAATTGTTCTATTTAATGGAGCATTGTTTAAGTCATTGAAATAGGTGTTAATGTTTCCTTCTGAAATAAGAATATCTGATGGGTGATATGTTGTTTCATTCGAAATTTCAACCCAATTACCCCAGTTAAAGTTAGGAGCTGAACCAGTATTTGACCTAGTAAATACTCTATTTTCACCGACAAATAATTGATACCCACCCGGCTGATTACTCCTGTCGCTATACTGAAAAGTTGATAAGCACCCAGTTGCTGGGCTAATAGGTAAATTTTTCATTATGTCCGAGCTAATTTTGTATAAGTAAACTGATTTATTTCTCGGGGCATCATTTAAATTATTGAAATAAGTATCAACATTATTAGGTAAAATAATAATATCTGATGGCGCATAACTGTTAAAAGCACCGTATATCAGTCCACTGTCTTTCCAATTCCCCGAATTATAGTAATAAATATGTCCGTTAGATTTTAGCACATAAACCAAAAGGTTATTAGTCATGTCACTTACGGAATCTACAAATGATGGTAATGAATTATTACCAATAATTGGTTTTAATAGAGTACTTAAACTACCATCTTCCGACATTGTATCCAGTTTATTATTAATTTCTTCTTGTACATCAAGTGTACTAAAGTAGTCATTAACATACCCTTGTAGCTTTTTATACGCTTCATGCAACCCAGTTACATCACCCTCAAGCACACCCACATCTTCCATGGTTTTATTCAGATAATCAACCACTTTACATAATAACTCATAATAACTCAAACTATCATCATACACCAACGGCAATACCTTTTGACACCAAAATCGAAACGGCTGTAAGTCCGTATATTTTCCTAAAGTAGGTGTAAAATTAGCTGGGTCTTTTTTTACAATATCTCTTGCACTCATATCTTTTTATCTCCTTTCATTACCACAACCCAAAGAAAAGTTCTTCAAACTCATTAATAACTTTCATATCAATGTTCAGCATAGTATCCCTAAATTCAGTCAGCATTTTACTGTAACTCGTTCCACTCACTTTACCTGCTACTTTTTCCGTGTAATCTTCCGTGCTATTAATACTTTCCGTATAGTCAGTTCCACTATTACTAGTTACACTGCTGTTAGAACTTCCCTCGCTAGTATTCTTTCTAGCACTTGTTAAGTAGTTCTCACTTTCAAGACCATCCAAACCACCCTGCGGTGTGTCACTGTACAGTTCTCTATCAGTAACATTATTACTTGAAGTTACGCTACTATTTTCACTCACATCAGTACTACTAGTTTTCCCATCTGTCCCAGTTCTCTTATGTGTTCTTTCAACGCTGTAATCTTTCAATGGGTCAAACTCAAGTAAAGCACTTTTGTAAAGCTGATTGTAATATGGCATGATTTCCTCAAGTTTTGTGTTCATCCACAGTTTCCATATACCGACAGTTTCAGACCCTATTTCTCTCAAATAGTAATGTTTCAAAATTTTCTTGCATAAAACACTTCTGTATGTTTCATCAAAGAAAGTACAGCTAGTTGTAAAAATCTTGTTCCAACTATTCTCAAGTACTTCATCCACGTTGTCACAACCTTTGCTTTCAGCTAAACCGCTCTTGCTCTCACAGATAAATCGAACCTCTGTCGTGTATTTACTCACTGTAATCACCGCCTAACGTATCAGTTCCATTTGGCATATCTAAGTCAACATCTTGGAAATCTTCTCTATAATTAACTTCAATATCCAAACCGAACATTTCATTGATTTTTTCAACAGCCTGTCTTCTGCTCTCAAGTCTACTGTATCTTGAACTAATTGTGCTACCCTGCGAACTTGAAACTTCATCGGTTATAAGTCTTTCTTGCTTATTAATATTTAAGTTACTAATACCAAGATAAGTCAGTGCTTCGTTCCATATCTGATTTTTTAATTGATATAACTTATCAGCGACATAAGGTGCTTGCGTGCTTACCACCTTAATTCCATTTATATCAATATTGTTATCAGCAAAGATTACAGGTGTGTTACCATCATATTGCATATATAGATTTTTCATTGATAGTCTCTGTTTCTCATTGCACTGAATCAGAATAGGTGTTTTCTGCGCTTTTGCATTGACATCAACACTTCTGTCTAAGTCCCATAGGCGTTTAGCGTATAACTGGATATCTGTGACACTGTTGGTTCTAAGATAATTATTCCATATGATAACACTGTCTTTATCATTTAGAACTTTTTGATAATTGTTATAACAGGAATAAGCACGCCTTGTAATAGGGTTACCGTATACATCAAAATTACCTTGCTGAATACAGTCAAGACATAGCTCGCCTAGTACATCATCTTTAAAGAATACAACGCTACCAGTTTCAAACAATCTTAACTCAATATAACGAGGGTCTACTGTACTTGGTAAATTTTTCCACTCAAACATAGACATTGACAACTCCATCAGACGTCTTAAATATTGCATATACGTTAAAGTATTTGTAACAGCACTTACTTCAAAGTTTGTTCTTTTTCTTTTACCCACTGTTCTCACCTCTCTTTACGTTGGACTGTTATCTAACGAATAGTCACCTATTTCATCACCATTTTTCCAAAATGTAATACCATGATCATAAATACTGCACAGTTTTTTCGCATCGTCCGCTGGTACGTTGCCTATTAGGTAACACCCAACCGTTTTTACATAGTTCCAATGCGGTCTGCTACTAAAGTTCGGATGTTTAACTCTTTTAACAGCGTAACCATACATGTTAAAATAATCATCAATCATTTTAGCATACTCAGCTGTTATACTACATCTGCCGCCGTAAAAATTTTTAGTTCCGTTCGCTACCTCTACAGACCCGCTAAAAACATTACCTCTAGTAATATCTGCTTTAATACTGGCTTGATACCCTTGCATTAATAAATTGCCTGCATGGTTCATGTTATTTGAAGATTCAGGTAAAGGTATCATACCGCCTAAACCTAGCCCAAGACTTAGCCCACCAGTAATTGCTGTTGCTGTTATAGGCAAGCTGTTTTGTGCCAACCACGCTCTAAAAGAATCCGTGCTCCAACTGCATAAAGGGTAATCGGATAAGGTTAACATTTCTGTTGTTAATGGTACATCTTTACACCCTTTATAATACATTGGTTTAATAGCAACTTGCACAGGACATGAAATAGGCACGTCAATATTAAACTGCGGTAATAAATCGTCAAACAATTCATATCTATAAATAGCACTTTTATTTCCTGCGTTTACACTATAAAAGTTATATGGATATGTGTACAATTTTTTACATTTTGGCTTGTACCCATCTAATGTTAAATTTTCCGTTAATTTTGCCGCATTTACAATCGTATTATAACATGACTGTGATTTAGTCACATTTACACCCTCACCAGTAGGAATTGCAGTGCCAACAGCTATAACAGGACACATATACATTGCAACAACGGCTTCAGGTTTCTGTGCGTATTGATTTAAGAAATTTGTTATTGTTTCTGTATCGTTTGAATTAAAAGCGTGTAAACTACAGCCACCGTAAATACCATCATACAAATTGCCGTTTGGTGATCCGGATGTATCGTTAACCATAATGATAACTGCTAAAGGTTTAATCGTTTGTAGCAGTGAACCAAAATCATTGAATACATATTCACCTGTATCTATATTTTCAGGTTCGTAGTGTTCGCCTATTTGGTCTGTAACAGGATGCTCACGCTCTACAAAACAAGCGTCCACATTATGAACAAAAAACCATGTCTGCATTACATCAATTTCAAAAGTAACGTTTGTACAATTATCATTTACGTATTCAATAGATGTAATAAACGCGTAAAACCATTTACTTCCATATGCTGTGTTTCTAAACATCATATAATTGCAATTATAAATGTCATCTGCTTTTACATCCAATGTTGCAACACCCTTATTAACTCTTAAATAGGATTGTTTGTCAAATTTTTTTCTCACGTATTTCGAAAAGTAATTGTATTGAGCTGTGTCTGTTTTGAAATAAATTGTGTGTTCATACGTGTTATCAAGTGGTATACTATGTAATAACCATATATCTGAATTTGGATTGATATACATTTTTACTCCTTTTTATTAAGAAAAGGGTATCATCTTAGTAATACCCTTTTCTTGGACATTAATCCTGCTTAGTTAATTCAATATCTGTGTCAACAGTAGTTGCACCTGTTACATTTGTCTTGGTTGCTTTATACTTAACACCGTTGATTTCTGCTTCAAGTACAATTTCTGTAGCAAGCTGTGATTTCGGAATCATCAGAACACCGTATTTCTGCATTGCAATACCAGCACTTGTCATTGCTTCTGTCTGAACGAAGTTTACATTCTGAGCTTCAAGTCCTGCAGTCTCAAATTTCGGTGACAGTGCAAATACTGTTGCGTAATCTGCTTCGTCCTTTGTGTCAACGTGTACTGTAATTGTAGCAGGTGCTTCAATGTCTGCACCACTTGTTACAAACACAACTGCATTAGCAAACGGAGAACTTGAAATAGTTTTCCATGTGTGGTAGAAGTAATTCCAGTACATACCGCTTGCCACATATTTTTCTGTGAACTTGTTGTTGTTGTCATATACCTGAAACCAATTCTCATCACAGATAACAGCTTTTACATTTGCAAGTAACGCAAGTTCTCCTTCTGTTACTTCTTCAATACCTGTGGAATTAGCTCTGATAACTTCAAATCTGTCATTATCAAATTCTGTCCAATTATCAATGATGTACAGTCTGCCCATAAAGTCAGCTTTTTCCATGTTAAATGCGCTGGCTAATACGTTAACGTCAAACTGCGCATTGAAAGTGGCATCCATGAAAATAACCTGTCTCTCTTTTGGTGTGTTTGTTTTAACACCTGCAATATTATTATCTGCACTGATAAAAGGTAACAAGTTAGACGTTGCTCTAAACTGCACAGCACCCTCTTTTAAGTCTGTGCCGTCACCGATAGATTTTGGTTTCATCTGTCCGTGTGCGATTGCTTTAATAAGCAGATACTTAAACATTAAGAATTCATCATACTCAGCCGCCGTATATACGCTATCTACGATTTTAGCAATTAAAGACTGAACACCATCCATAGAAAGAAACGCCTGTTTCAAATCTTCGTCCTGAATTGTTACCGGATACATTACTCTCCAATTCATTGCATGGAATGCAGAACGGACATCAGGGAATGTTCTTTTAAATTCCCTTGCGCTTGCTTTTTCTGCTGAGAATTCGACAACATTTGCAATAGATACGAAAATATCTTCCACTGTTTCACCGAATTCAAGATACCCTTTTTTAAGTCGTGAATAAGGGTTGTTAAATGTTGCACTCTGCATACGCACTGTAGCAATACGATTAATGAGTGCGTTTAAAAACTGGTTAGCGAAAGCAGGTGTACCGTAGATAATTTCACCAACTTTCGGAATATCTTCCGAGGTTGATACTTCAGGTACACTCTGTTGATAATCATATGACGCATTATTTCTAATTACGTTCATGATGTCAATGGTTGACGCATTGAGCGTGCTTGTTGCAATTCTTCTTGCCATAATAAAATTCTCCTCTACTTAAATAAATCTTCAAAAGTTTTTGGGGTAGTCTCAGGTGGTTCTTTTGGTTCAGGTGGGGGTGTTGGGTCACTACTGAAAAATCTTTCTGTATATTTCTTTCGCCATTCTGCATCATTATCTTTGTAACGCTGTTCCCAGTTTTCCCCGTCACCGTTTGCTCTTGTTTCAAAGTCAGTTAACGTGTCAGTAACGTCTTCCAAAAAAGCAATCGTTTCATCGTCTGTCTGTTCTCCAACTCTAGCACGTATAGATTCAAACAGCTCTTCTCTTGTTCTTACTGCCATACAATCTCCTTTCTAATATTTCAACATCATCCATAGTGGCATTTTCTTTTTTTTCTTAGTTATAGTACCCCCACCGCCACCACCTGCACTATAAAAGCGATACATCAAAACAGCATTGTTAAGTGCTTGTGATTCTGATAAGTAATACTTAGGTTCTGTTTCCCATGTTGTGATACTGGAATCATTTGCGTTGCGTTGAATGTAATCATACGCTTTATATGCAAAATCAATTCTTTCTTGTAAAGCAGGAACACCTGCCCGCTCCCAACATCTCTCAAACGCTTCTGTTAACTGCGGTATATTAGTAATGCTGCTTGTCAAGAATTCCTGCAATGATGTAATTCCTGCAAATTCTCCCTGCCAGTCATTTTCTACAACTAAGTATTTCATCTGTCCGACAGGGTCTGTACGTTCATATCCATTCGCTTCTAGCCACGTATATAACGCTTCACGTCTTGATCCATCCCACTGAAAGATTCCAAAAGCTGTACCGCCTTGTTGACCTAATGTTGGGTTGATATGTGACTCTCGCCATGCGTTACCAGCTAATGCTGAAACTACATAAATACTTGAACCATATCCGGTTGCTCCACCGTCACCATATCTAAATAGTCTTGTAAAACTGCGCTGATAGTTAACATTTCCACTTGAATTACCTATACTTACTTGATATTCTAAGGGGGCGTTGTCTGTGTGCGCACCCATAAAAACACCTTTACCATCGCCACCTAGATAACACATTTCTGTATGTCCACTTGTCCAGCCAATGTCTCCAGCTTTATATTCTCCGTGGGCGTCTACCTCAGTAAACCCTAATTCCAATAAACAGTTAATCATTGAAGCTGTTGTAAAAGCGTTATGGTTAGGCGCATAACTAGGTGTTTCAAATCCACCTGCAACTAAAGCATAATTGATAAATGAAGAGCAATCATAATAAGTAACGCCACCAACTGTCTGTCTATTTCTGTATGTTTGTGAATACCCCACGTTTGGCGCATTACAAGTTTGTATTGCCCAAGAGTATGCTGTATCAATGCTCGGCATTTACTTCTCACCTCTCTATGGCTTCATCAATTTTCCTTTTTTACCAAGTGACACAAGCTTATCGTTTTGTGGTGCTGACCCTCTATAGTTTGCTACACCGTTCTTACTTGCAATACGCTGTCGGTATGAGTAACTGGAATCTACACCAATAGATTTTAAACAATCCACAATGGAACAGCTACTTGATTTGAATACCGGAAAATATGTTTCACGTGAAACATTTGTCTGTGGTTTTTCAGTAGATGTCCCATTTGTTTTACACCCAAGAGCTGACGCAATAGCCATTGCACACTTTGTAGAATCCCAACGGCTTACATCGTCCCTATCATCTACAAAACAGCATTCAATCAGAATGGCTTTTGCTTTTGTTTTTCTAAGAACATACAAGTCTTTACTATATTTCACAGGTGCACCATGAAAGCCAATCCCAAGAGTGTTTGCAATATTCTCGGCAATCTTATATGCTACACCATAGATTCTATCATCATACCCATAGACTTCAACACCACCGCATTTTCCGTCACCTACTCTGTCGTTTCTTGCACTGTTTAGGTGGATTGAAATATCTAAGTCAACATTGTGCGCATTACACTTGGAAACAATAGCAGATAAGTTTGCTCCTTGGCTTGTGCTATAATCGTCTGTACAGTCATATACTGTGTTCCCATCAGCTCTTAACAGTTCGATTAGTTTGTTTTTTACCTTTCTGTCTTCATCAACTTCATCCAGTAAATCACTAACACCTCTACATTTTAACGAGTGCCCTCCGTGTACGTTATACACTGTCATTCTTATCACCACCCAATTTGTCGCATAACTTCTGTAGAATCAGCGTGTTGTTATTCAACGCTTCTGTTACACTGTTCATCTCTTCTTTGTGCGAATCTTTTTCTTTCAGCATATACCAAAACATAGCTCCGCACATTACAATTGGGAAACCAAGTGTTGAGATTGCTGTAGTTACTGCGTTTACATCCATTGCTTTAATCACTCCCTTTCTTATTTAATTATATCATATTAATACTAAAATGTCAATAGGCAGTATGTTTATTAATAGACATAATGTATAGATAATAGACACGGTGTCTATTAAAATACACACTGTTTAATAATTGACAATTTGTCTAATTTATGCTATAATATATAAGAGGTGATAAAATGAGTTATTATGATGGTACAAAACTATTGAGTTTATTAGACCTTAACAATAAAAGGCCTGAGATTTATATGGTTACTAGTAACAGAACAGGTGGGAAAACTACTTATTTTGGTAAACTAGTGGTCAATAAATTTTTATCAAAAGGTGAAAAGTTTGGTCTATTATATAGATATGATTATGAGCTTAGTGGTGTAGCGGAGAAATTTTTTAAAGATATCAAAGAATTATTTTTTCCTGAATATGAAATGGTAAGCAAGCCAATGATGCATGGGAAGTTTCATGAATTATTTTTGAACGATATTTCTTGTGGTTATGCCATGGCACTTAATAATGCTGATGCTGTTAAAAAGAATTCACATATGTTTAGTGATATCAGTTGCCTTATCTTTGACGAATTTCAGAGTGAAACAAACCGATATTGCTCTGATGAAGTAAAGAAATTTATTTCAATCCATACTTCTATTGCACGTGGTCAAGGTAAACAGGTTCGTTATGTGCCAGTTTACATGATGGCGAATCCAGTGTCATTAATTAACCCATATTACACCGCTATGAAGATTTCAAACAGACTTAAATCTGATACGAAATTCTTAAGAGGGAATGGCTTCGTACTAGAGCAGGGTTATAACGAAAGCGCAAGCAAGGCACAGACAGAGAGTGCTTTTAATCGTGCATTTATCACCGATGATTATGTTGCTTATTCTGCACAAGCTACTTACTTGAATGACAGCAACGCATTTATTGAGAAACCTGTTGGAGAATGTACTTATGTTGCTACACTTAGATACCTCGGAAGAGAGTATGCTATTAAAGAGTATATGGACTTAGGTATTATTTACTGTGATGACAGGGCAGATAAGACATACCCTTATAGAATTAGTATTACTACAGATGACCATAATGTTAATTATGTTATGCTAAAGAGTAACGACTTATTTCTTTCTAATATGAGATACTTCTTTGAACGAGGGTGTTTTAGATTTAAAGACTTACAATGTAAAGAAGCTGTATTGCAAGCACTTAGTTATTAATGGTATCACCTATCGTCAGAAAGCGAAAAACATAGAAGCAGAGCGCACGGGTGAAAGATACTGCTGTTTCTATGGTCGGGGTTGCTCCCTTACCGTAACAGGTTTTAGACCGTTTTCACCGATAGTCAATGATATAATAAAAAAAGGTACTTTGTTTCATCTTAGAAACATTGTACCTTTTTTTGTTTTACTTATCTAATTTTAATTCGACTTCTTTATTAAGTATTTTATCTGATTTGAATTTTCTATGCTTTTTTGCATCCCTTGGTACGTTTGGATATGTTGGCTCATAGCATTTATACTCATAAAATGGACAGTCAACACATCCTTGTGTATATCTACTTGTGCAAATATCAATCAATTCTTTTACTGTCGTTTTCATACAGTTCAACCCCCTCGTTTGTATATAGTGCTTTTGCGAGTTCGGGTGAATTACCACATAAACGATAATAATTTTCGAATACAAATGGGTAATAGCCGTCAATCTTAGCAATACATTCACCTTTATTATATTTACATATAGCACAACAAGCATCAATATCAACGCAATCCTTTATAACATCTTGCAATCTTATTTTCATATTATCTACCTCATTTCATAACTTGTATTAACGAGTAACACACCACCACGTATTCTCTTTGGGCGTAGTTTGCCGGGAACTTTCAACCCTATTTTAAAATCTGATAAATCACGTTTAATCGGTGTATTACCTTTGAACAAAAACTGTTTTTCATCTTCTGTCCATTCTTTGTGTGTTCCTGTTCTAGGTTCTGTATAGCCGTTTATATCTGCATTACCTTGCATGGATAATACAAACAGATTCTTGCACTTGTTAGGCATCCCTGCGCATTTTACATCATAAAACGGTTCTTCTATCTGTTCTCTGTTTTCATGTGTTACGTGTTCAATGTATGTTTTCTGCCTTGTAAATGTAGCAATATCCCAACACGATTCCAATGACCAAGAGTTAAATTCTGTTGGGTGTTCCCTTATACCCACTATTTCATCCGGTAATAAATCGCAATGAATAGAATCAGTATCAGCATAAATGAAACCACGTTTATTAATACCATGGTAATTCTTTTGGGCTGCTCGAATTGTAAACTCTCTTGCATACGATGTAATAGCAGAACCACAAGGGATGTAACCTGCTTTCTTGTTATTCTCTTCCTGTCGTATAAAGCCGAGTGATCCATCATCTTTCACGTACGCTATCTTGAATGAACTATCTTTAGAAGATGCCTGCTTGCCGTAAAGATTATTAAGAAACAGCTTTGCAAGAGTACGCTGTGCACCTTTGCTTTTCTTCTTAATCTCTGCGTATTTATTGTCATATTCGTCATAGATACCTTTCATTGCGTAGAACCATACACCGTCTATGATTTCAAAATCATATAAGTCATAGTGTTCTAGCATCAAATAATAATCGGTACAAGTAACTACCATTTCCACAATAGCTTCATGTCTGTTGTTTCCACTGTCATAGTAATATGGAAAATACTTGTCGTATTTCTTGCTATACACATCACTTGTTTCTAGCATTTCTGTACCACGATAGAGCGGAGAATCTTTTATCTGAATGAATGGTAAGTAGCCTTGTTTCACGTGAAACCTTGTTCGAATACGCAAGAAAAAATATCTTGGGTCGCCCTGTGGGTCTTTCTTTAAAGCATCCTCGTGAATAAAGTTCCCACTCCAATAGTGCGGTTTTCCAACTGGGTAAAAATTACCACTATCTGAGTGCATCATAGATGGATATAGGCTGTTAACATCTGCTGTTGTGCCGCAATGGTATATTTTATTTTCTTTCCCTCTTACAAGATAGCACCATCCACCACGATATGATTTTCTAATGTAATCACCAAATGTCGGATATTTTGTTATTCCTGTTTCTATCTTATAGATATCGGGAAATAATTGTGCGTAATCTGTTTTGTCATACCCTTTTTTAAACTCTTCAAGACAGCATGAACCAATAGTAGATTTATCGTGTCCTTGTTCTAGCATAATTTCGAGTGCTTCTTTTACCACAAGAACGTCATTTGCAATATACTCACGCTCTTTTTCCGTAATCTCACAACCTGCATATCTGTAACCAGTGTATTCCATATCTAGTTTTTTATGCTTTGTTGCAAATGATTTGCCGATAACCTCAACAGAAAATGGCAACAGTTTCAATGAGTCACGGAATTCCAGTAACTTATTGTTTGGAAGTTTCTGTGTGATAGAATACCACATACCCTTGTCAGAGATACTGTAGCGCACTTCATTGGTTTGAATTTCTTTGTTCTTTTTCCATGAGTAAACACCGTTATCGTTATTTAGTGCCTGTGGGTATTTCTTCTGCGCCAGTAAGTAGTCAAGAATGAAAGCACCATCAAATTTCAGGTTATGGAAAAACGCTATGATATTTGTATCTAACGCACGAAAATATGTAAACATATCTTCTATTCTGTGCAGGACTGTTACGTTCTCTGTGAATAGTTCTACAATAGCGACAGCCCATACTTCTGTATGGGCTTGATTATCATATACGGTGGTTTCAAAATCACACATGAACATTCTTGTTGTACGTTTACTATTCATAAGTGTTATCCTCTATATCCCAAGAATACAAGTTTTCTTGTTCTTCGTCTAATCCGTTTCTTTCTGATACACTCAATTTTCTTCCTGTTAAGATTTCGCCAATGGCTTCTAAAGATGCTATAACGGAAACACCCCTAGACTCACGAAAAATGGCTTCTAGGTGTATTCCTATTACACTCCAGTTATTAGCTAGTCTTTCGCCTACAATAATTTCACCGTCTTTATTCGATGCCTTGAAGAACATATCTAAGAGAGTTGACTGCGCTTCTTCCGCCATTTCAATTCTCTCTCTTTTTCTTCTATTACCATATATTGTCTCTGTTGGAACTGGTGCTGTTATTCGTGCCAAAAAATCATCAACAAAATGCTGATTAGATATATCCCCTAATTGTGGCTGTTTTAATTTTGTGCCACTTAGTTTTCTTAAATGTACATCATTCTTTAAATCTTTCGTAGTTGGGTGTTTGTCTGTCGACCAAAACTCCTGTGCTGATTTTTTATTACGTTTCCTTGTCTCTGCACCAAGCTTAGAACGTTCCGATGCAAGTTCATGTTTAAGTTCCCCGACGGTTGAGATTTCACCTGTTGCTGTTGAATAAGCTTCCTGTTTTGCTAGATTCTTAATGTCTGCTTTTAACTGTCTTGTTATCTTTGCTAAATCTGTCCCTTGGATCCCCCATTTTCGCAACTGGGATTCTGTTTGGTATACGTTCGCACCACGTAATTCGATATTCTGTTTTCTTAATGCTGATACTTTTCGCTGATATTGCTTATAGTATTGACTATACTTTGATTTGCTCTTTTTCAATTTTATCACACCTCTCACATTTTAGATTAAAAGAGGGTAGGCGATCTGCCCACCCTTATATTTTAGGAAAGAAAATTATTTGCTATAAAAAATACTTTGCTTTATTTTACTGAGTTTACATCAAGTCCGCAGTCAACAAATGGACGTCCTGCTTTTGTTTCTCCACTACGCTTTACGATTGCATACGGTTTACCATGCATCAACTCATGAATTGACTTCAAAGAAGACTTGAAAGTCTCTGACTGTGTGGAATATACTTTTCCATCAACTGTAATGATAGAAAGCAGGTCTGCCTCTGTTCCGTCTTTCTTTACATCCTTGTATTCGAGGTATGCGTCTACTGGAATTGAAATACCGTCTGCTACGTCTTTCATGGAAGTGATGCCTGCGTCCATTGTCATAAGGTACTGCTCTACTTCTGTTAACTCTCTGCTTGCATTTGTGATTGTAATTTTACTCATTGATATTTTCTCCTTTTTCTTTTACTTATTCTTCTGCTTTGTCTGTATCTTCTTGTTTGCCTCTTGGCGGTAATACTTCTGCCATTTCGATGAACTTCTGTTCATCCATGCCGTACAGTGTCTCGATAACTTCTGTTGAAACGATTGACACTGGTTTAAGTGTTTCTGTCTCTACTACTTTAGTAACTGCTTTCATAAGCTTCTTATCATCTGTGTAAGTACCTGCGATTGTTACCTCGTAGTTATCAACTTTAGCTGTCTCTGTGTCTACACACATTACGATAACTTTAGTTGAAGAGATAGTTCTTGTTACTTTTCTTGCTCTTGCCATTTTACTTTTTACACCTCTTTCTTTTTTTGATTTTTTTGTGCTTGCTAGACTGCTGAATGTACGACTTCTTATGAAGTCGAATCAGATAAAAGGAATCGAACCTTTACACGTTGCCACCGATTTTTTCGCCTACATGGGTGTCGGAATATCTGTTATTTTTGTGAGTGGACGGTGCTTTGAACACCGCCCTATATGGTGTGGTATTTGCAAGTTGGATAATACTTATCTTCCTTACATTATTAATTATATCAGATGTTACTTGAAATGTCAAGCAGTTTTTAATAATTTTCTACTACTTTTAATTTCTTTAAATCAGATATTTTCCAGGCTTGATCATCTTCCCATTTAATCATTGGAAAATCAACATCAAATTTAAAATATTAGTTAAATCTCCGCCAATCCAAATACCATAATGTTTATATTTTTTCGGTTTAATAACATGTGTATATAAATTCCCGTTTTCATCTTCTAACCGCCCCGGACGCTTCTTGAAATGTCGGCAACGTGAAACAATTTTAACTGTGTAACAATAAATGCTATTACTAATTTACGGCATTGGTATTAAAATACCTATAACAAGCCCAATCAAATAAAATGACCCATATATCAACACTGTTAATGCTATAATTAGAATAATTGATTCTATAATGTTTTTTATCTTTCTTTTAATTTTTCTTCTACCCATGAATATAGCTCCTTTATTAATGCTGCACTGATTGGTACATCAATACGTTGGTCGTTTGTTATGTATGCGATATAATATTTTCCGTTATCATATACTTTATCTTTGAGTTTATACAAGAAAGCGTAGTGTATGTTTGTCTTGTACGTTGTGTTGCACACGCTTAGTGCTGTTCCATGCTCTTCTACCATAATATCTTTTATATGCTCGTACTCCTCAATAGTTTGAGGTGTTACGATTCCCGGGTGGTCATAAAGCGTTTCGCAGAAATGATCTTGGAAACGCTTACGGACTTGTGCGTGAGTTATCCATTCTGACATAGGTTATTCATCTCCTTTCTCATTATATAAATTATTTAATGATGCTATATCACTTTTGACATAATTTTCTATAACTTTCTTGTCTTTAGCTTTCATATCTTTTAGCATTAATTCAGTGTATTTTTTAAGAGATTTGTGTAGTTCACAAAAAGCTTTATCGAATACACTGTTTGCGCCATAGTCAACGTGATTAAATAGAATGTCTTCTGCTTCTTTTAATAATTCGAATTCTGATTGCGTTAATGACTTCATATGTTTTACTTTCACCCTTTCTTGTATAATATGTGTATTTACAGTAGCTAAACCATAAACCGCACTAAACACGTGCGATTCTAATACCCCACTTTCCAATAGGTTTCTTAAATCTTCTTCGGTCATTTGTTTCATCTCCTTTCCTTTACTGTAATTACATTATAGCATTGTACCTTTTTAATGTCAATAGGTTTACACAAATTAATTGTATAATA